GGCCCGACTGGCCCTGGCGCTGGGTGCTGACGCGGTAGTAAGCGATGTACTGGGTCATGCTACCGCTTTCTTGAAACGCTTCAGGAAGGCCCGAAGCTGACGAGCGTCGCGCTGATAGACCTTGAGGTCTTCGCCTGTCCAGCCTGCGCGCAGGTTGTCCTCGGCGATGTCGAGCTGGTTTTCGGCGTCGTCGATGATGTGGGCATCATCGTACTTGGCGTTGACCTCGTCCATGTCGCCGGTGACGAGCAGGCCGTCTTCAACGTCGATGCGCTCGAACTGATAGACAAGCTGATCGACCTTGAATGCGGCGCGGACGATGGGGCGCAGCTTGGGCCGGCGGTCAAACATTTCAAAATCATTAGCCATGAGAACCTCCCTGGTGGCTGTTTAGAACTAACTCACATGAGTTATATACACCATCAACCACTATGGTACAAGGGTGGTTGTGTATGTTTTTTGAAAAAAGGTAGTCAGATGACCATCAATCCCAATGTCCACCTGCGTTTGCGGCGATCTACACACGACAAACTGAGGGCTGCATTGGAGCTGTCAGCCCACCGCAGTCTGTCGTCACTGGCTGATGAGATCCTTGACCAGGAGCTGACGCGCCGCCTCGCAACCGAAGATGACACTGCCGCACGGGTGCTGTCAGAGCTGGCACAGCGCAATGGTTAACAGTCGCGCAAAAGGCTCACAATTCGAGCGCAGTGTGGCCACCTGCCTGCTCTCAGAGCTTGGCCTGGTCTTCAAAAGAGACCTTGAGCAATACAGGCAGGGCGACAGGGGCGACCTGATCTGCCAGGACATGGACTTCCCCTTTGTAGTTGAATGCAAGGCGTACCAGCGCGGCACAACAGCGAAGCCGGCCTGGTGGGACCAGGTCTGCAAGGCTGCAACTGCGGCAGGCAAGCAGCCACTGCTGGTCTACAAATACGACAGAGCGCCGTGGCGCTGGCGTATGCCGGCACAGGTGCTGATCAACCTGGGACACCCACATGGCAATCACAGCATGCGTGACGATGCACAGCTCGACTGGGGCTATGCCGTCGAGATGGACACGCACACTGCCATGACACTGATTCGCGAGGTGCTTGCACATCGCGATACCGAGGCCGGCAAAGCCGGCATAACAACAACCGTTGACGTTAAGGAGTAAACAATGGCGTTAGGTTTTTCAGAGGCTTCCACAAGTGGGGGCGACTTTCTTCCCATCATCAAGTACAGCGCGCAGTCTGGTGACTTCATCAGGCAAGAGCGTGAACAGCAGTCAGACGGCACCTGGTCAAAGCGGGATGCCGAGATGCCGTTCCCGATCAGCGTGGCTATGGACATGGAGGGCGTCCAGGTCGGGTGGGTTTCATTCGCCAACGGCGTAGACTTTCAGATGGTGGGCCTGGGTGAGGCAAAGCCGGCACGGCCAAGCGTAGAACACCAGGAGGGCTTCCGCATCCGCGTCTATAACAAAGAGCTGGGCGTGAGAGAGTGGAGCAGCAGCTCCAAGGTGGTCAAGAAGGCCATGAACGAGCTGCACGACGACTATCTGCGCGGCAAGGATGCCAACCAGGGCAAGGTGCCAGTCGTCACCATCGAAGGCGCACAGCGCGTCACAATCAATACGCCGAAGGGTGAGCTGGTTTTCAAGGCACCCAAGTTCGCGCCGATCACTCAGTGGATTGACCGCGAGGCTTTCAATGCCGCATCCCCAGCGGCTGAGACCGCACAGGCAGAGCCTGCACCGCAACAACCTCCTGCGGCTGGCAGCGATCTGTTCTAGTGCGTGAGGGCGGCAGGGTCTTCCCTGTCCCTGCCGCCCAACATCAACAGGGAAATGGGGAAGCACATGAACAACATTGCAAGTTACATTGAAGAGGTGGCCCGACACTACAAGGGCGAACCCAACAAGCAGCTCTCAAGGGGAACAGAGCTGCGCTTCGGCACACACGGCAGTTTCAGCGTCAGTTTAAAAACCGGCACCTGGTATTGCCATGAATCCAACACAGGCGGGGGCGTGATAGATTTGGTGCGCCTCAACGAGCCGGCAAGCCTCAATGGCAGCATCAGCCAGGTGTTGCAGGAAAAGTTCGGCATTGCACCGCAGCAAGAGAAGGCACTGACGCCGGCCAAGTACCTGGCAAAGCAATACGACTACTATGACAGCGACGGCGTCCTGCGCTACCAGGTGCAACGGTTCGAGCCAAAGACCTTCAGGCAGCGCCGGCCAGATGATAAGGGCGGGTGGCTCTACAACCTGCAAGGCGTCGAGGCTCTGCCATACAACCTGGTCGGCATAATCCAGAACCCAGACGCGCCTATCTTCATTGTGGAAGGCGAGAAGGCAGCCGAGCGGCTCAACCTGTTGGGCCTGGTGGCCAGTACCAACCACGGCGGTTCAAAAAACTGGAAGCCGGAGCTGAACCAATATTTCAAAGGCCGCAACGTGATCGTGCTGCCCGACAATGACGATGCCGGCAGGGCGCATGCAGATGTGGTCATCAGCCAGCTATACGGCACAGCCAAGGCCATCAAGCGCGTGGACCTGCCAGGCGATGACAAGGACGATGTGGTGGACTGGCTGTTCAAGGGCGGCAACACACAGCAGCTCATGGAGCTGGTGAAGGCTGCAACGCCCATAGCGGTGGAGCCAGAGCCAGCAGAGCCTGAAGACAAGCCAGATGTGTTCGAGACATACAGCATCGACTACCTCAGAAACATGCCGCCAGTCGAGTGGCTGGTGGACGGCCTGCTGACAGCGCACGGCTTTGCTGTGCTGTACGGCGCACCAGGCATAGGCAAGAGCTTCATGTCGATCGACATTGCCCTGTCAGTGGCCTACGGCAAGCCGTGGCACGACAAGGTCACAAAACAAAACGCTGTACTTTACCTGGCCGCAGAGGGCGTGGGCGGCTTGGGCAAAAGGGTCAGGGCGTGGCAAGCACACTACGACACGCACGGCGTCACAGATTTTCATGTGCTGCCAATGGCTGTGAAGTTACTTGAAGAGCCAGACCTGGAGAAGCTGCTGCGTACCATCGATGCGTTCAAGGTGCAGTTCAGCATGATCGTCATCGACACAGTCGCCAGGACACTCGCCAGCACAGGATCTGATGAGAACGACGCAACAGCGATGGGCCAGTTCGGTGAGATGTGCGGCGTCATACAACGACACGCAAAGTGCGCCGTCCTGGCTGTCCACCACAGCGGCAAGGACGCAGCCAGAGGAATGCGCGGCAGTAGTTCCCTTGCGGGATTAGCGGATTCAGTCCTGGAGATGACAGCATCAGAGGCGACAGTCACCCTGAAGGTGACCAAGCAAAAGGATGCAGAGCCGGCACCAGACACAACCTACGAGCTGACACCCATACAGCTCATCGATGACAGCAGCGCCATCCTGCTGCCCACAGAGGCCGCTGAGAAGAAGAGAGGGGCCAAACTGTCAGAGCGGCAGTTGATCGCCCTACAGGCGCTCAGGAACGGCCTGGTGGACATGCAGGCGACGCAGATGTCAGTCGATAGATGGCACGATCTGCACAAGCAAAAAGCGCCAGATCTGACCGCCGCACAGCGCAGAGATGCCAGAGCTGGCCTGCAAGATAAGGGTGTGATCGTCATTGATGGTGGCAAAGTATGGAATAACAAAGAGATAGCGGGAAATGTGTGATGAGATATAGTGTCATCACATACCTATCACATAGTGATCACATGCGACCATCACATATGTGTGTGATGTGATCCCCTATAAGGGATCACCTCATCACATAGTGATCACATCACACCTGGAGGATAGAATGGCGAAGAGACCAAAGAAACCTAGCAAGGCGTATCTTGCGCCAAGTGAAGCTGCCGAGCGTCGAATGCAACAGGCGTTACATGATTACGATGAAGCAGTGACCAAGATGGAGATGAAGTGGGGCGTGGATAGATTGCCCTGGCTTGCAGGTCAGAATCTGCGTGAAAGGTTCGAGGCGCAGATGGATAAGCTCAACAAAGCTATCGATGACCGCGTCGATGTGGAACACCAGGTCGATGTCACAAAGAGAGGGCTGGCTGCACTGGAGCAAGCTGCAATCAACAATGGACACGAGCCACTGTCAGGTGACTACATCGAAGCCGTCATGCCTGATGGCAAAGTGCTGGCCGTCGTCAGGACAAGCTACGATGTGGCAAAGGTCAAAAGAGAGAACCGTGATCTGGTCGTGTACTCAGCAGAAGAGCTGGCAATGATGATTGCCAAGATGGCAGCAGACAAAGCACCACTGCTTGAGATCGTCAAAGATACATTCCCAGGTGCCGTGATCGAAGACATCAAACCAAAGACAGACATGGATGAGATCCTCAATGACACTATCCCTTTCTGAAAACAAACGACCCTGGTCAGTCATGCCAATGAGAGCGTTTGCTGACCGCCAGCTCAAAGAACGTGAGCTGCGTGTCCTGGGTGCGCTGTGTGCGTTCACCAACAGAGCCGGAGTGTGCTGGCCGTCAATGGTCACACTGTGTGAGGTCAGCGGCTACGCAGAGCGAAAGAGCGTACACGATGCCATGAAGCGGCTGAAGCGTTACAAGTACGTCAGACAGCTACAGCCAAAGGATTACCAAGAGACCGTGACAGGCTGGAAGAGCAACAGATACCAAGTGCTGTGGGACGGTGACGAGCCACTGCCCACGTTTGAGGATGTACACATTGCCAAGCCACTACAGCTCGTGCGTGATCAAGATGACGATATGCCGGAAGGAACAGGGGGTCTGGGGGATAGACAATCGCTCTCTTACACGCAAGGCTTGGGCGGCCAGGGCGAGGCAAAGTTAACCGAAATCCAGTTAACAGCGGCAGAGATCTGTCACCATTACATCCGCGCAGTGCAGCAGGCGACAGGCCAGGTGCGCCTGTTCGACAACGAGATCACGCAGGCACACCGCCTGGCTGTTGAGGGCTACACCGCAGAGGCTGTGCATGCGCAGACGCTGGCTGTGTGCAGCGCAGCTCTTGCCAAGAGGGCAGGGGTGCCGGCCCTTGCTGACGTAGCGCGGAGCCTGGCAGATGCGTAGCGCGACGCATACGCTGGTTTGCTTTTGTACAGCCGGCACAGATTCACTTCTGCGGTGGGCCACAGGCCAGCGACGACCCCTTGCCCCCTGCCCCTCTCTCTATATCTATAGGGGTCTCACACAAAATTTTCGTCACAACAGGCGCACGCAATGAACCGGCAGAAGGACGACTGGTACCCGACACCGCCTGAAGCCACGCGCAAGCTGCTGGAGGTGGAGCGGTTTGACGGCGTGATCTGGGAGCCTGCTGCCGGCGATGGCGCTCTGTGTGAGGTGTTGCGCGAAGCCGGCCACAGCATCATTGCGTCGGATCTGAACGACTACGGCTACTGCAAGTCTGGCGTAGACTTCCTGATGGAGACGAGCCTGCCGGAGGTGCATGGCCCTGTGACCACCTTGGTGACCAACCCGCCCTATAAGTTGGCCGAGCAGTTCATCCAGCATGCGATTGACCTCGGCGTCCGGCACCATGCTTGGCTGTTGCGCCTCAGTTTTTTGGAGGGCGTTGGCCGGCACGAGCGGTTGTTTGCGAACCACCCGCCGGCCAGGGTGCATGTATTTAGCCAGCGTCTGACGATATGGCGCGGCGATGGTGAGCCGACATCGACTGGCACGACGGCTTATGCGTGGTTTGTTTGGGACAAGCCGCTTGGCAGTCTCAAGTTGAAGCCGAGGATTAATTGGATAGTGTAGGTGTGATGATGAACAGACTTGATTTGTTAGAGGCAGCGATGGTTGCGGTGCAGCAGCGCGGTGAGGCGTATGGTACGCCCTGGCAGAACCATGAGAGGATTGCTGTTATGTGGACGGCGATCATGGGTGTAGAGTTTACGCCGGAGCAGGTTGCGTTGTGTTTGGCGGCGATGAAGATTTCGCGGCTGGCTGAGAACGCGGACCATCAGGATAGCTGGGTAGATCTGGCGGGGTATGCGGCGACAGGATCGGAGTGTTTGCATGAGCGACAAAAGACCGACGGTTAGGCAGCGGCGTGTTGATTTGGAGGCGCGGGAAGCGGAGCGCCGCGAGGCGGTTGTGCAGGAGCTGGAGGCGATTGCGTCTGGCGAGGCCACTGATGTTATTCAGTGGGATGCGATGGGCCAGGTGACGTTGACGCCGAGTGATGAGTTGCCGGCCAGGGCCAAGCGCAGTGTGAAGAAGGTGAAGGTAACGCCGAATCAGTTTGGCAATGTGATTGAGGTTGAGATGCACGATAAGTTGTCGGCGTTGCGTCTGTTGGCGAAGCATCGCGGCTTGTTGGAGCCTGACGCGAACAGCTCGAAGCCGAGCATGATAGGGATTAATATTACGGGGCCGAAGGCTAGCATTGTGGAGGTTGATGGCGATGGCGAGAGCAAGTAGGGCGACTGATGTATCACCGCGTCGGCGCAAGCAGCCAACGACTGAGGCGTTGGCTGGCTTGAACCTTGATTTTTCGAGCAGTCCGACTGTCTGGCAGTTTTTGAATGATGATAGTTTTGTGCGCGGTTTGATGGGTCCGGTTGGTTCTGGCAAGACTTTTGCGTCGTTGGCCGAGGTGATGTTGAGGGCTGTGAAGCAGGAGCCGTCGCCGATTGATAATGTGCGCTATACGCGGTTTGCGGTGATCAGGAACAGCTACCCTGAGTTGCGGACCACGACGATCAAGACGTGGCAGGAGATCTTCCCTGAGAATGTTTGGGGGCCGATGCGCTGGTCGCCGCCTATCACGCATCATATTAAGTTGCCGCCGCGTGATGGTGCCGCTGGTGTTGACTGTGAGGTGATCTTTCTGGCGTTAGATCAGCCCAGGGATGTGCGCAAGCTGTTGTCTTTGGAGTTGACCGGCGGCTTTATTGATGAGGCGCGGGAGTTGCCGAAGGCTGTGGTGGATGGTTTGACCAGCCGCGTGGGTCGTTACCCGACCAAGGCCAATGGCGGCTGTACCTGGCGCGGTGTTTGGATGTCCACCAACCCGATGGATTCGGATCACTGGTGGCCAGGCTTGGCTGAGAAGAACCCGATCAGGGGCAAGTACCCTTGGAAGTTTTACAAGCAGCCAGGCGGTGTTGTTGAGGCTACAGCCGAGCATGAGGACAATATTTTTGCGGCGGGCAAGCACTGGGTCAACAATCCGATAGCCGAGAATGTGGGCAACTTGCCTGTTGGTTATTACGAGCAGCAGTTGGCTGGCAAGTCGCTGGATTGGATCCAGTGTTATGCCGGCGCGCAGTATGTCTATGTGCAGGACGGCAAGCCTGTGTGGCCTGAGTTTAGTGACAGTGTCATGTCTGGCGATGTGTCGATAGAGCCAGGCTGGCCGGTGCATATCGGGTTGGACTTTGGTTTGACGCCTGCGGCTGTGTTTGGTCAGAAGATGCAGAACGGCAGGTGGCATGTGGTGCATGAGTTGGTGGCGTTTGACATGGGCCTGGAGCGGTTCTGTCATCACCTAGTGGCTGACTTGCAGCAGCACTTCCCGAAGTCGGATGTGTTGATCTGGGGCGACCCAGCCGGCGTCAAGCGCGACGAGATCTTTGAGGTGACGGCGTTTGAGCATATGCGGACGCTGGGCTTGCATGCCAGGCCGACTAGCAGCAATGACTTTATGGTGCGGCGTGAGGCCGGTGCTATGCCGATGAACCGGATGATCGACGGCAAGGCTGGCCTGGTGGTGGATAACAAATGTACCCGCACCCGCAAGTCGCTGGCTGGCGGCTATCACTTCAAGCGCATTGCTGTGGGTGCCGGCTATGAGCGGTTCAGGGATGCGCCTAATAAGAACGAGCATAGCCACGTTGGCGATGCGTTTGCGTACTTGATGCTGGGTGCCGGCGAGGTGAGGGCAATCACGCGCAATAGCCAGTTCAGCAATCAGTTCAAGCAGCTCAAGGCCAACACAGACTTCAGCGTGTTCTGATGATCACCAGCAATCCTCGGATTAGCTTTGTGCCATTCCACTGGGGCCATGCCTACGCTATGGAGCTGCGGGAGTTCGATGCGCAGTATTTTCGGTCTGTGCCTAATTTTCGGGACATGCTGCGCCAGTACCAGGCCACCGGCAATGCGCAGACGGCGATGGCCGGCGGCAAGATCATTTGCTGTTTTGGTTATGTGAAACTGTGGCACCAGGTTGCCGAGATGTGGATGCTGACAAGCAACCAGGTTGCATCGCATTCGGTTGCGCTGACGAGGGGCGCACAACGACATATCAACCACATTGCATCCCAAGAGAAACTGAAACGGTTGCAAGCCACTGTAAACACGCAACATGACCTTGCCATGCGTTGGGCTGATGCGTTAAAGTTCCAACGTGAGGGCGTCCTGCGGCACTACGGTGCTGACAGTGCCGACTATATGATGTTTGCGAGGTACTTTTAATGGGTAGTTTGATTCGCGCGCCATCCCCGCCGCCACCAGATCCAGAGATTACTGAGGCGCAGGAGAAGCAAGAGGCGCGCCTGGATGAGCAAGAGCGTCAGAAGTTGGCGCAGATAGCGGCGCGTCGTCGTGCGCGCATGATTGGTGGCCGTCGCGCGTTGCTGTCGCCAGAGCGAGAGAACGCCGAGATGGGCATCAAAGAGACACTGGGGTAGGATATGGTTGATTTTTCTAAGCCACAGCCATCAACGCGGCAACAGGCGGCGTCTAGGGGGTTGTCTCGCGGACAATCTGCTGCGGCAGCAAGATACAGCGGGATGGCTAGGGCCGCCGGCATTGAGCCGTCATTCAACAGTGCCATCTCCAGGCGCGCTGCTGTCAAACAAGTGCAACAGCGTGAGGAGCAGTCGCAGGCAAGCATGCCCAAGGTGCCAAGCCTGATAGCAGGCTTGATGACTGGCCTTGGGTCGTTCACCCGTAAAAAGATTATCGAGGGTCTTGAGGCTGGCGGCACACCTGTTCGCGAAAACGGCGTGGTGATCGGCGTCATGCGTGATGGCCGCTACACTGGCAGGCCGCGTCAGGGTGATCAAAGTGACGATGATGGTGGTGGCACTGGTGCGCAGCAGGCTGCATCACAGTCAGAAGCAGAAGCGCCGGCAGGTCCACCTGTTGTGCGCCGCTCTGCACTGGCGCAACAGATTGAAGCCGAGAACCGGCGGCGTCGCCTCGCCGGTATGCGTAGGCTGGGGTCTCGCACCCTGCTGAGTGGCGACAGGTTTACGTCTGACACATTGGGAGCATAGCATGCCAAAGGTAGTATCTAAGGACGGCAAGAGCCGCCACTTCGCATATAGCAAGGCTGGCATGAAGGCGGCAAAAGAGTATGCGCGCCAGACTGGTGGCCGCATGACTGGTGCCAGCATGAAGACCAAGATGGCGAAGAAGAAAACGTATGGCGCGTAAGTTTGCCGAGGTGCCGAAGGACAAGAAGTCTGGCATTCCGAAGAAGTACGTTGCCGGCGCTAAAGATCCAGACAAGCGCCGCGCTGAGATTAAGCGCACCAGGCGCTTGTATAAGCGCGGTCTGTTGACGCCGGCAATGATGGACAAGATCAGCGAGGAGCGCAGCCGTGGCTAGTTTTTCAAACATCCCTAATGCCAGCAGGTTTAGCCAGGACAAGCTGAACAAGGTCTACCGTAGGGGGCTTGGTGCCTATTATTCTGCGGGGTCACGCCCAAAGGTCTCAGCTCATCAGTGGGCGATGGGCCGCGTGAAGTCTTTTGTCAGTGGTAAGGGCGGCGCGCGTAAAGCTGACGCGGATCTGCTGAAGGGCAAGAAGGATGGCTAGATCACCCGCCTGGCAGCGCAAAGAAGGCAAGTCTGCGTCGGGTGGCCTGAATGCCAAGGGTAGGGCGTCTGCCAAAGCGCAGGGCATGAATCTCAAGGCACCTGTAAAGAAGGGCGACAACCCGCGTCGCGCAAGTTTCCTGGCGCGTATGGGCGGTATGCCTGGGCCAGAATACAAGGATGGCAAGCCTACGCGCCTGCTCTTGTCGCTGCGCGCTTGGGGCGCTAGCTCCAAGGCAGACGCCAAGAGCAAGGCCAAGAACATCAGCAAGAGGAACCAGGCCAGTGCATAGTGTCCAGCAAATTATGAAGCGGCATGAGGCCGCGCAGCGTCGCAAGGATCACTGGCGGCAGATCTATGAGGACTGCTATGAGTTCGGTTTGCCACAGCGCAACCTGTATGATGGCTACTATGAGGGTGGCGGTGCGCCAGGTCAGAACAAGATGGCGCGTGTGTTTGACAGTACCGCCATCAATGCTGTCCAGCGTTTTGCCAACCGCATCCAGTCGGGCCTGTTCCCGCCCTATGCTAACTGGTGCCGGCTAGAGCCAGGCGCTGACATCCCAGAAGACCGCCGCATTGAGGCGCAGGCAGCTCTCGACATCTACTCTGAAAAGATGTTTTCGGTTCTGCGCCAGTCCAACTTTGACCTGGCTATGGGTGAGTTCCTGCTGGATCTTGCTGTCGGCACTGCCGTCATGCTGGTGCAGGATGGCGATGACATGACGCCCATCCGGTTCACATCTGTGCCGCAGTACCTGGTCAGCATCGAAGAGGGCGCATATGGCAAGGTGGACAACGTCTATCGCCGCATGCGGATGAAGGGCGAGGCCATCACACAGCACTGGTCTGATGCTGAGTTGCCTGACCGCTTGCAGCGTATGATCGAAGAGAAGCCGACAGACGAGGTCGAGCTGCTTGAGGCCACGCTGTATGACGTTGACCAAGGTGACTTCTGCTACCATGTCATTTGGCCAGGCGGCAAAAGCCAGCTACTGATGCGCCGCATGAAGACATCGCCGTGGATCGTCGCGCGCTATATGAAGGTGGCCGGCGAGGTCTATGGGCGGGGGCCGTTGGTCACAGCCATCCCCGACATCAAGACATTGAACAAGACGCTGGAGCTGTTGCTGAAGAACGCCAGCCTGTCTATTGCCGGCGTCTACACGGCGGCAGATGACGGCGTGTTGAACCCGCAGACCATCCGCATTGCGCCTGGTGCCATCATCCCTGTGGCGCGCAACGGTGGCCCCCAGGGCGAGAGCCTGCGGCAGATGCCGCGTTCCGGTGACTTCAATGTGAGCCAGATCGTGATCAACGACCTGCGCATGAACATCAAGAAGATACTGCTGGACGACACACTGCCGCCTGACAATATGTCGGCTAGGTCAGCCACAGAAATCGCAGAACGCATGAAGGAGCTGGCCAGCAACCTGGGCAGTGCGTTTGGCAGATTGATTGCTGAGACAATGGTGCCGATGATCGGGCGCATCCTGTACGTCATGGATGAGCGCGGCTTGATTGAGATGCCGCTGAAGGTCAACGGTCTTGAGGTTAAGGTGGTGCCGATCAGTCCGATTGCCCAGGCACAGAGCATGGGTGACATTGAAAAGATCATGCAGTGGGTGCAGATGTCTTCTGCTCTCGGCCCCGAAGGTCAGATGGCGGTCAAGACCGGCAACATCCCTGACTATGTGGCAGACAAGATGGGCATCCCCGCAGACCTGCGTACAACGCCGCAGGAGCGCCAGCAGATGATGGAGCAGGCCGCAGCTATGATGCAGGCCCAGGCACAGGCAGAGGCGCAAGGTGCGCCACCACAGGAAGCGCCACCGGAAGGAATGTAAGATGAATCCAGATGGATGGGAGGGTCTGCAACTTGCAGATCCTGAGATTGCAAAAAAACAGCAGGTAGACAAGGACGATGTCGATCGCCTGTACCTGCGTGTGTTCGGCAGTGATGATGGGCAAAAGCTGCTCACCCATTTGCGATCACTGACGATAGAGCAGCCGACCTGGTATCCTGGTGAGGACGCCAGTCACGGTTTTGCTCGTGAGGGCCAGAATAGTCTGGTCAGAGAAATTGAGCGGCGCATGAAAAGGGCAAGAGAGCTATGAACGAAACTGAGGGGCTGTTGGCCGATGCTCAACCACAGAGTGACGACAACCAAGAGCAAGCCGAAGAGCAGTCTATTTCACACCTGCAACCAGACACCGAGCCATCGCTTGATGATGTTACTCTGGCAACAGAGCAAGAGGACATCGCATTTGAAAGGCCAGACTGGTATCCCGACAAGTTTTGGGACGAGAGCGATGGGCCGGATCTTGAGAACCTGGTCAAGTCTTACAACGAGCTTCAGAAGAAGTTCTCGCAAGGCCAACATAAAGTTCCAGATGAGTATGATCAGTCTATCTTTACTGATGCTGGCATTCCAGAGGACGATGAGCTGTATGCGACCTATCGTGACTGGGCAAAAAATAATGGCGTCAGTCAGGCTGCGTTCAACGAGCTGGCTGGCAAGTTCATTGAGATGGCCGGCAACGAGAGTGAGCAAGCTGCTATCTCGCACAAAGAAGAGTACGAGAAGCTAGGGCCGAATGCCGATGCCACCATCAAGTCCATGACGACCTGGGCGCAGAGCCTGGTTAACAAGGGCGTGTGGGGCCAAGATGATTTTGAAGAGTTCAAGATCATGGGCGGCACAGCACAGGGCATGCGCGCATTGCAGAAGGTGCGCAGCTACTATGGCGACAGGCCTATCCCTGTTGATGTCGGGCCTGTAGACGGTGCGCCATCCAAGGAAGAGCTGATGGCTATGGTCGGCAAGCCTGAGTACAAGAGTGACCCAGGCTATCGTGCCAAGGTCGAGAAGGCTTTTGAGCAAGTCTATGGAACATCAGACTACAGTCCCGTGTAACCAATAAGCGAGGGCTGTTTACAGTCCTCGTTTTTTTTCATATACTTTGCCCGACAGACAATCGTCTTCGACCTGTCAACCCCGCTTGGGGGCGTGGCGTACATGCCCAAGCCGCAGCCCGATAGGATACCTGCTAGGCGATTCAGTGTTAACTTTTGTATAGGAGTTAGAAATGGCTGTAGGCATTTCTTCCGCTTTCGTACAACTGTTCGATGCCGAGGTGAAGCAGGCATACCAGGGCGCGCGCGCTCTTGCCGGCGTAACTCGTGAGCGGACAAACGTCGAAGGCAACCAGGTGAAGTTCCCGAAGATCGGTAAAGGCGTTGCCACCGTGCGGGTTCCTCAAACTGACGTTACCCCTCTCAACGTGACCTATTCGCAGGTTACTGCAACAATGTCGGATTTCATCGCTAGCGAATACAGCGATATCTTCCAGCAGTCCAAAGTCAACTTCGATGAGCGCCAAGAGCTGGTGCAGGTCGTTGGTGGTGCTATTGGTCGTCGCATGGATCAGCTTGTCATTGACGCGCTGAACGCTGCGTCGTCGCCATCTACCGTTGCAACAACGGTTGGCGGTTCCGGCACCAACATGAACCTTGCCAAGCTGCTTGCAGCTAAGAAGGCTCTGGACACCAAGAACGTGCCGGCAGAGGGTCGCTGCATGATTATCCATGCAAACGGTCTGTCTGCTCTGCTCGACGAGACTGAGCTGACCAGCAGCGATTTTGCCACGGTCAAGGCTCTTTCTACCGGTGAGCTGGATACGTTCCTGGGCTTCAAGTTCATCACTCTGGGTGACCGCGATGAGGGTGGTCTGCCGCTCCCATCAACCCGCACTTGCTTCGCGTTCCACCGCGATGCAATCGGCATGGGCATCAGCATGAACCAGCGTTCTGAGATCAACTACGTTGCAGAGAAAACTTCGTTCCTTGTGTCTTCGATGTTCTCGGCTGGTGCCGTTGCCATTGACGATGAAGGCATCGTCAAGATCTCAGCAACCGAGTAGAGAGGAGACTGACAAATGGCTTTTGCTTCTTCTGGCGTCAACGTCATTGGTGCAGCGAAAAAGGGCAACGCCCCTTCGCTCTACACCTACACTTCGGCTGACGCGATTGCGACTGTGAACACGGCTGGTTACTTTAATGACCTGTCTGACACCTTGGCAGTTGGAGACATCATCTTTGTGCATGATTCAAATACGCCGACCTTGTCCATCGTGATGGTCGCGTCGAATGCTTCAGGTGTTGTCGATGTCACCGACGGTACTACCGTCGCCATGACTGACAGCGACTAAACTGGTGGGGCCGGTTCGCCGGCCCCCCTTCTCTTTTATGGAGTGGCGCTATGGCGGCGGGTGATACCAAACTATCTATCGTTTCAGATGCGCTGATCATGCTGGGGGCTTCCCCCCTTTCTTCATTTGCGGATGGCACAGATGAGGCCCAGGTCGGTGACCGCCTCTATGATGATGTGCGTGACACAATCCTGATGCAGTATCCATTCAGTTGGACGCTGAAGAAGGTGAAGTTGGCGCGCCTTGTTGATGCCCCTATTAATGAATGGAAATACAAGTACCAACTGCCAGGCGACATTCTGGGCAACCCGCGCGCTGTGTTCAACACCAGTGCTGTTGGCGGCAACCCTGTGCGCGACTTTGAGATCTACTCTGGTGGCTTGTTCACGAATCTGGAGGATGTCTGGATTGACTACCAGTTCCGGCCAGAGCCGGCCATCTTCCCCCCATATTTTGTGCGCCTGCTGAAGACGGCGCTGGCTGCTGAGTTCGCAGAGCCGATTACCGATCAGATCAGCAAGGCTGAGTATTATCACGGCAAGGCATACGGGTCGCCGGTTGAGAACATGCGCGGCGGCTTGATGCGTGTTGCCATCAACATCGATGGCGCAAGCCAGCCTTCACAAAACATTCAAGAGTTTCCGATTAGTGACATAAGGTACTAGCATGAGCCGCATCATTCAGATCCAGAATGACTTCACCAGCGGTGAGCTAGATCCGAAGCTGAGAGCGCGCACTGACATTGCGCAGTATAAGTCTGGCTTGACCACAGCCAAGAATGTCAGCATTCAGCCCCAGGGCGGTGCCAAGCGCCGTGACGGCACCAAGTATGTTGCCACGCTAGACAGCGGTGCAGCTAATGCTGTGCGCATGGTCAGCTTTGAGTTCAGCATCAATGACAGCTACATGCTGGTCTTCACACCTGGCAAAATGTACGTCTTCAAGAACGGCGCGCAAGTCACCAACATCAATGGCAGCGGCAGTGACTTTCTGACTGTTGCCAGCTTGACTGCTTCCATCCTGCCTGAGATGAACTGGGTGCAATCTGCTGACACTGTCATTGTCGTGCATGAGGATCTGCCGCCAACCAAGATTGTGCGAGGCGCTACTGACAGCTCATGGACTGCAAGCGCGATTGCCTTTGACCACATTCCTCAGTTTACTTTTGTTGTGGATGTCCACAGCCCACAGTTTACGATCACGCCGTCTGCTGTCAGCGGCAACATTACTATCACCGCGTCTTCAGTAACGACTGACACGGGTACGGCGCAAGCCGGCGGCACAGACACCATCACGCTTAAATCGTCGTCCAGCTTCACTGTCGATGATCAGCCCAACGGCATGTACATTGAATTGACCAGCGGCACAGGCTCTGGCCAGAAGCGCCACATTGAGGACTATGTGGGGTCAACTAAGGTTGCGACTGTCAACACAGCCTGGACAACACAACCTGATGCCACGACACACTATGCCATCAAGGCATTTAACTCTGCGGCGGTTGGAGATTACGCATCAGTTGCCACTGGGTTTGGTCGTGCGCGTTATGTGGAGTTCGTCAGTGATACTGTGATGAAGGCATTTGTTGATGTGCCTTTCTTCGACACCGACGCGATTGTTGCCGGCGACTGGAACAGTGAGCATGGCTATGAGGATGTGTGGTCTGCCACGCGCGGCTATCCGCGCAGCGTGACATTCCATGAGGGGCGTCTGTTCTTTGGCGGCACTAAGAGCCGGCCATCGACACTGTTTGGTTCGCGGGTTTCTGACTTCTTCAACTTCAACCCAGGCGAGGCTTTGGCTGATGATGGCGTTGAGGCGACGCTGGACACCGGCACCTTCAATGCCATTGTCGATATCTTCTCAGGCCGCAACTTGCAGGTCTTTACCAGTGGCGCTGAGTTCTTTGTGCCGCAGACTTTGGATGAGCCGATCACGCCAAGCAATCTGATTGTGAAGCAGCAGACTGCCTTTGGCATGAAGCCTGGCATTCGGTTGCAGAACGTGGACGGGTCAACGCTGTTCATCCAGCGCCAGGGTAAGGCGCTGCAAGAGTTCGTCTTTAGTGACAGTGTGCAGGCTTACACCTCGGCCAAGATATCGTTGCTGTCATCACATCTGTTGAAGTCTCCAGAAGAAATGGCGGTGCGTGTTGCCACATCAACAGATGAGGGTGACCGTCTGATGATCGTCAACGGCACAGACGGCAGCATTGCTTGTTACACTTTGTTACGAAGCCAGAACGTGATTGCGCCGTCTGAGTGGACTACGGACGGTGAGTTCCTGAACATTGGCGTCGATGTCGATGACATCTATGTAGTAGTCAAGCGCACCATCAACAGCGCGGCGGCGTACTATGTGGAGCTGTTCGACGCTAATGTGCTGCTAGACAGCGCCAAGACTGGCGGCGCTGCCAGCTCTGTGACGATGGCGCACCTCAATGGCGAGAGCGTCAAGATCATACGCGACGGCGTCATTGAGCCTGACCAGACTGTGCCGGCATCGCCGCACACTGTCACGTTTGCCACAGCGGCCACTAGCAGCCACCAGGTGGGCCTTAACTTTACGCCAGAGATCAAGACCCTGCCGGTGGAGCCAAACCTCGCCAGCGGGTCTCTGAAAGGCTTCAAGAAGCGTATCTTTGAGGTCAACGCCGAGCTGTTTGAGACACAGGCGCTGACGATCAATGGCAAGCTGGTGCCGTTTAGAAACTTTGGCGCAAGCGTCCTGGACAGCTCTGTGGAAGAGTTTACAGGCATCAAGACGCAGCACGGCATTTTAGGTTATACTTATGACGGGCAGATCACCATTGGCCAGACAGTGCCATTGAAGATGACGCTGCTGGGTATTGATTACAAAGTGAGCGCGGGGCAATGACATGAGCATGTATGCAATAGCTGGACTGCAAGCCTTTGCGGCGCTGAAAGCAGCGCAGGCGACGGCGCGTGGGCTTGCTGCGCAAGCAACCCAGGTGCGCACCCAAGCGCGCACTGACGCCCTCAAGTACAAGGCGCAGGGCGTCAAGGTGCTGGACAACATCTTGGCCACAGATGCGGCAATCATTGCCAGGGCTGGCGCAGGTGGCATTGACCCCTTCAGTGGCAGTGCCAGAACCTTGTCTATATTTGCCGAGGCCAAAGGGGCCGAAGAAAAGTTTTTGTCTGATGAAGGCGCTATAATTGCGCTGCGTTCTGGTGTGTTGCAGGCAGATCAGTATGAGGCGCAGGCTAGCGCCACAATGATGTCAGGTGTGTTCAATGCTGCCGCTGCATTCGGCCAGGCGTATGCGTTCAACAAATCACTAGGCGCGGCTCCAAAGGCACCGCTGGAGCCTAGCTTGCAAACAACGGTAACAGGCTAATGGCAGAACGACCAAGATACCGTCCACTAGGTGCTTCGATACCGTCGATACCTAGTGTTGACTTCACGGCTACTGGCAGGGCGCAGGCTGGCGTTTTTGAAAGTATGTCGCGCGGCTTGGATGTGATGTCGCGGTATGTTGCTGGTCGAGAAGAGGCGCGCACCAAAGTAGAGGCGGCACAGTTTGCATATGACCAAGACATCACGGCAGAGCAGCTAGAGGCGGCGCTTGCCGGTGGCCAGTCTGTTGATCAAATACTTGGCGACCCGACAACAGTCTTTGGGTCTGTGTCGGTGGCTACTACTGCGCAAAAACTCAGCACAGAATTGACTGCCACGACTAGGTCCAGCCTGGCTAATCTTAGCGCAAGGATTGAAGGTGGTGAAGATCTCGACATCAACGCTGAGATGCGCGAGATCACTGGCATGTCTGCCGGCTACACAGATTTGATTGCTGCGCTTGACCCAAAGGTGGCAAGTTCATTTAATGCAACGATAGCGACGCTGTCGGCTCCAGTGTACCAGAAGGGGCTAGAGCGGCAGATCAAGCTCAACCAAGCAATCAAAATGGCAAACGCCGAAGCAACCATGTCGGCGCTGCCAGATGCCTTGGAAGACATCTTCACCCAGGATAAAGGTGCTGTCACTATTGGCAGCGATCTGCTGGCTAGTGAAAGCGAGGCGGTCATAGCAGTCAACTCTGTTGCTGATCAATTATTGTCCACAAATGATGCCGCTTTTTTCACAGAGCAATCAGGCAAGTTCCCTGCCATGATTGCCACAGCCAAGGTCAATGTGCTTGCAAACTATGCTATTGAGCTGCCGGCAGAGCAAAGGTTATCCGCGTTGCGGCGTGGCGACTTTGGCGACAAGACTGCGCTCTACAACACGCTAGACGATGCGCAGAAGATTGTTTTGCGCAAACAGATTCGTGATGAGATTTCCTTTAGGCAAGGCGCAGATGACCAGACGCGCAAAGAAAATGTGTTGGTGGCTAAACAAGATACCGTCAGCAATGTGATTGACTTTGTCAACGCGCCTGGTGGCAGCGATGATGAAAAAGAGGCAGTCGCAGCTCTTACAGAAACCGCTACGATGTATCCAGAAGTGATTGATGGTCAGGGCATCATTGCGCTGTTCAAGACAAAGGAACAAGTTAATCAGCCTGCATACTATGAGCCTGACAATCCAACTGGTGTTTTTGCTCTACGCACAATGATTGCTCAAGGCCAGATCACAGACCACCTTACTCTTTTTGCTGAAGGCCAGAAACTTGATGTTGGGCCAAAGCAGATCTTGTCCTTGGCACCAAGGCTTGAGGCTGCAAACAAAGAAGAGTTTTCCAAGGTTGAGGCAGAGGCGCGTCGCCACACTGGTCTTGTCACCGGCATGATCAATGTTGAGGTAAAACAAGCCAAAGCCGTAAATAGCTTTATCGCGAATGTCGATAGAAGATTTAGCGCCGCAATGGAAGACTGGGAAGATGGCGGCATGACTGGTGATCGTCCGGTCAGGTCTGTCATTGCGCGGGATTACAGACTGGAGCTGGCTGGCAGCGAGTACCAGGAAAACATTGACCGCCTCTTGAGTGCTTTGGCAGAGAATTATCCCTATATTGATATTGGCGAGTACACGACCATTGAAGAGATCATCGACAACCAGGCCGCGCTTAACTTGTCAGATCCTGACATTGAGTTCATCAAGGCAAAGCTGTTGAGTATTGAGCGAAACCAAACACTGCGGGATGAATTGATGTGAGCGGCTTTCTTGAAGACAGAGTGATGGATGAGCTTGCTGAGATGTACAATCAGCAAGCAGACCAAAACACTTTTATGAAGCTCGGCATACCTGCGTCTTCTGATGCGGTAGCGGATGAAGATGAAATTGACGATTCACTTCGCGGCGCTAGAAAGGCTCGACGCGACGCGCCAAAAAAGCCCAAGTTTAGTGAAGAGCAGCTTACCATGATGCCTGATTGGATTGAGGTATCAAAGCGCATGCACCGTGTCATGGAGGGCTATGAGTTCATTGGCTCTGATAAGCAGGCGGCTGCTTATGGCATGGATCTAATGGGCGAGTTTAATTGGAACGTGACAGGCGTTGCTGGCTTCCCTGGTGAATCAGGCATTAGTTCGCCTGGTATGGTTGGTCAGGTGTACAACATCGTGAACAGTGGCGGCTATACAGATTTGGATGGCAACCTAGTCACCAAAGAAAACAATGCCAATGATTTTCTGTTTATGTTGAACACATATGCTGACACCAAGACAGAAGGCGCAACCATCAAAAGGTCGTTCCGCGCATTGTTTGGTGCGCCAGAAACGTATGCCACTGTGGTAGGTGGCTTTGCTGCTCCGGTCATCAAAGCAGCAGCATTAAAGACAAGCAGCATGACGGCCAGGCAAATGCTGATGCTGGCAGCAAAGACTGCTGGCTATACGACTGAGCTTGCCAAGCGCGCGCCAGTTGTATCTGGGGCTGGTGCTGGTGCTGCATATGCAAACATCTATGAAGCCGGCAACATGATATTAGAGACTGCTGCTGGCGCGCCACCATCTTTGGGTGAGGCTGTCATGCGAACCCTTGCGTCCACAGGCATAGGCGCTGCGGCTGGTGCAGGAATTACAAAAGGTGTGCAGAAAACTGTTGAAGTTGGTGGCCCTGCTGTTCGTTCCGCAATTTCATCTCTGGGTGAATCAGCAGAGGCGCGTATAGCAGAACGTGGGCCAATGCAAGACCGCTTGATGTCTGGCGTAGATCCTATGGAAGTGATTGACCCAGCACTGGCTGCTGCCGGCAAGATGGTTTCAGCAGAGCCTGTCTTTACATCAAGGGTAGAGACTGACGCCCCAGTCATTGGTGTGCCTGGCCAGTATACAGTCAACAACCCATCATTTGAGCCGGTGCAGTTGCAGCGCAAGAATGAATCTTTTATTGCTGCGGCTATGACGCCAAACAATTTTACGGCGCAGACGGCAAGGCTTGATGAAATTGACTTAGAGTTTCCCGATCCACTGGCATCGACGCAGGGATATGTGGACATGATGTCTAGGGCATTAAACCGGCAGGATGTGCCTGCGCCGCCAGTCTGGATGATTGAGCATGCTAATGACATGAACAAATGGTCGGATTGGTTTAAGCAGTTGACGCCGGCCCAGATCAAAGCAGCCAACGATGGGTTGGCTGTTCAGAACAGATTCAAGGGCGCGTATGCTGCCGGTGCTGGCCCAGAGCTGACGGGTCAGCTCATGCTGTGGTCTATCTTGTCCAGGCGTCTGTCTGCATTCCCGCATGAAAGCGGATACAAAGACCTGGCCGAGAAGGCTATGCCTTTTATTCAGAAGGCTGCGCGTGGCGAGTGGTCTGATGCAGACACTGCTGGCTGGCTAAACATGGTCAAAACCACGATCCCTGCCGGTAGCCCAGGCAAGTCTGCAACATCCAATGCAAATGACTTTGGCAAGGTGTTCTTGAAGAAGATGGCAGTGCCGGATGCGTCAGGTAAGTCTGGCCTGGCTAGGTTGCATGAGATGATTGCAAATCAGGATATGGCCAGTAGAGAGATCAGGCGTGAATACTATGGCATCGCACAAGACACCGGCATCAAGAACAAGATCCTGTCATTCGCATTGCTAGTGTCGGGCCGCAACGATGTTGTGGTTCTTGACCGAATCCAGATCAACCAGATGTGGGGCGGCGGTGAGAAGATCTATGACGACATCATGCAGCAGTTTGACACATCACAGGGTCTGGCTCAGTATGAGGCGCTGGAGCGGTCACTGATGACCAGAGTGCCAGAGCTGTACAAGATGGCAGGACGCACAGAGGCTGGCACCGTAGGCCGGTATCACTGGGAAAGCTGGGTTAGGTCTTCTGGTCAGATTGTGTCGCACCCAACGCTGGAGACCGTTGTGCGGACATCAGCGGGTGATGCCACACCAGTGGCCAATGTTCCTGTGATGGAAGGTAGATTCAAATCAAAGTATTCTGGGGCCAAGTACGAAAAACTGCCAGATGGGTCTAATCGTTACATTTATGAAGCTAGCGATGGCACCCCTTATTCATTCACAAAACAACAACTGGATGATACTTTGGACAAAGCACTTGCCAAAAACTCTGAGGTCATCCCGCCTGACTTCCCAAGGACAAAGGCCGGCAAAGGATCTGTAGAGCCTTTCGAGGGTGGCAGCATACCGTGGTACGATTTTGAAGGAGTAAACCGTGGAAAACTCGACGAACTCATCCGAGCCGCAGGAACAGAAATCAAATGATGTCATGGCGCTGGTAACGGCGTTGTATGACACTCGTGAGCAAATGCCTATGCAGGCAGAGCCAGACGAGGTAGATCAAGCAGAGGGATAGGCAATGTCTATTGTTTCTAAAACAGCCAGAGGCATAACTGGTCAGCTCATTGAACCGCTGACCAAGCCTGGTGCGCGGGTTTCACCGCGCAGCACAAGGGTTGAGGCTATTGACCCTCCGGCTGTTGAGGAGATGCCGCTCGGCCCCCGCATTGAACTAGCGCCAGAGCCAGAGGTGGAAGTGCCGCCACAGCCTGTGGCACCAGAGCCTGTGACTGAAGCAGAAGTAGACGCGCGCATCATAGCTACTGAGGCAGAGATAGGCACAGCGCGTGAAGCGCCATCGCCGTCACGCACACAGAAGGAAGCCGGCATTGCTGAAGGGCCGGTCAACACCACCTTCTATGACAGCGACACGCTAGCCGCCACAGTGCAGGCTGCTGCCAAGGTCGCTGACCAAGAGGGTGTTGCTGCCAACAAACCTATGACTGTGGCGCAGATCTATGACCGCGCTATGGAAGCCGGCATTCCAGAAGAAAACCTGAACGGCATTTTTTCTGGCGTAGAAAAGACCACCGCTGTGGGCGGCAGTCAGCTAGCTGAGTACATGGCTGGCCTCATGGTGTTGCACGATGTCAGCGCCAGCAAGGTCGATGAGCTGATGCGTCTGGCTGGCCGTGGTGAGCTAGACGATGCTGGCAAGCTAGAGCTGCGAGAGGCAATCGCGCAGCACGATGTGATTCTTGCTGAGTTGTCAGGCGCAAAGACAGATGTGGCCAGGTCAATGAATGTCTTCAAGAACACCAAAGACCGTGGCAGCAATCTGAGCATCAACGAGGTGCGCGCGGCTCTGGATGCACTGGGTGGCGATGATCAGTTGCGTATTATGGCAGAGGCATATAACAACACCAACAGCCCTGCGGCGCGCAATGCTCTGCTGCGTAACGGCGTCAAGCGCAAGTCATATGAATCTATGGTCTATATGGCGCAGTCGGTCATGCTGAATGACCCTGTGACACACTTCTACAATGCTGCCGGCAACGCCTTGATGCAGTTCTTGGATGTGCCAGAACGCATGTTTGCTGTGGCTATGACGCCGCTGCGTCAGCGTTTAGAGGCGTTGGTGGGCAAGCCAAACCCTGATCAGTATTACGCCACTGATATCTATGCTCGGCTGTCTGGTTTGCGCAATGGCCTGGTTGATGGCTTCACTATGATGGGCCGCAAGTTTATGGAAGGTGGCGCAGCCAAGGACGCGCCGCGTGACCCGCTGCGCGCAGCGTACTGGGCAGGCGCACCGTATAAAATACCGTTTACCAAGAAGATCCGCGAGCTGCCAGATTTGACAGCTTCGCCCCTGGGCAAAGCCTTTAACATGATGGGCTTGGTCTACTCTGTGCCGTTTAGGGCGCTTGGTGCTGCTGATGAGTTCTTTGCCGGCATCTCGCAGCGTGTGCAGTTGCATGAGGAAGCCGCCAGGCTTGGCGGCAGGGTGTATGACAGCACCTTTGCAGATCTTATGGCCAGAGGCGCAGAAGAAAAGACAGCGCACATGCAGGCTGTAGAAGCCGGACAGCGCGCTGTACAAAAGCTGCTGACTGAAAGACCAGACGATGTTGAGGCGTCCATGCTGGCTTGGCGCAGGCAATCTACATTGCAAGATGACCTGGACAAAGAGCTGCCGCTGGCAGGCATTTACGGCGGCGCAAACAAGTTGATGAACCAGTGGTATGTAAAGCCACTTGCGCCATTCTCAAAGACGCTGACCAACATTGCCAATGAGGGCATGTCTAGGATGGGGCCGGCGGCAGTCCTGTCGCCGCGCTTCTGGAGTGACTGGCAGAAGGGTGGCCGGCATCGTGACCTGGCTTTGAGCAAGATGGCTTTAGGTGGTGCCATGTTGTATGTCGGCTATGATCTTGCAGGGCGTGGCCGTGTCACTGGCGCTGGGCCGACAGACACTGGTCAGCGCAATGACCTGAAGGCCAGAGGCTGGCAAGAGTTTTCGCTGCGTATTGGCAAGGATGAAATCAGCTCTGAGAATGTCAAAAGGCTGATGGACCTTCTCGGCCCCGAAGGCATTGTGGAAGGCACGGGCAAAGATTTTGACGATAGCTGGTTCATTCCGCTGAACAGGTTGGAGCCAGCCAACATGCCTCTTTTGATTGGTTCTGCTATTGCTGATGCTGCCAAGTACAAAGAATACGACCCTGACAACACCATGTTTGATATTGCGTTCAGCGCAGGCATGGCAGGCACATCTGAGTTCGCCACATCAATCCCGACTATGCAGACCTTCTCTGAGTTGATGTCGATTGCCGGCCATAAACAAACTGATGGCGGTGACAGGCTCGTGTCTATCTTCAATGCCATCCAGAAGCGTTACACCAGCTTCTACATTTCTGGCACACCAGTTGTAGGCATGAGCAACAGCACACTGGTGGCGCGCATTGAGAGAGCCATTGACCCGACGATTAGCAATGTCGGCGTCGGTGAGGACTACCCTGATTCAATGGTAGGTTTTGGCGAGGCCATGAATAGATGGCGCTCTCGCATCCCCATCTATTCACGCGACGTTCTGCCCAAGCTAAATGACTGGGGCGAAGAGATAGGCACAAACCAGGCCACAGCCTGGCAACCGCTGGCCATGACCTTTGGCGAAAAGGACGATGTGCTGGAGTTCTTGGATGCAATCCAGCACAATATGCCGCAAGCGCCTCGCGCATTTGATGGCATCAAGATCCCGCCTAAAATTGAAAACAGGTTCAAGGAGCTATACGGCCAGGTCATTACGATTGACGGCTTGACCCTCAAAGAAAACATCAAGATGTCTATGTCAGAGATGATGGAAGACTATGAGATGACTGGCGAAGAGTTCCCTATTGGTCAAGCGCGCAACCTTGTCAACAACATCGTGGCGCAGTACCGCAAGCTGGCAAAGGTTCGTATGTTTGGTGCCATTGATGAAGACATGATGAATCCTGGAATGTATGAGTATTCGCTTGTGCCGGAAGATATGTCTAATTATGGGCTGGATGATGATGTCATTGAGTTCCCAGAGTTCGCTGAAAAGTTGGCAGCAGCTAAGAACAAGAAGAAGTACCCGCGCCTGTCAGCACCAGAACCCAGCTTACAAAATTTGGTGAAATAAGGTACAATGCGACACAAAGGATGATGTGCAATGGCTGACTACAATATCAACGCAGTGACGCGCCGCGTCGTCTTCACCGGCTCTGCCGGCTTGGGGCCGTATGCTTTCACCTTTGAGGTGCTAGACGATGACGATCTGGCAATCTACTTCAACACCACCAAGCTGACCAAGACCACAGACTACTCTGTCACCATCAACGCCAACGGCACCGGCTCTGTTACCGTCGTTGTCAACGTGGGCGGCAACATACCAGCAACGCCTGATGCCAACGACACCATCATCATCCTGGGTGCGCGTGACATTGAACGGGTCACTGACTTTGTGACAGCCGGCGACTTGCTGGCGTCCAGCTTGAATCAGCAGCTCGACAGCCTGACCATCTTTGACCAGCAGGTGGCAGAAGAACAGAAGCGCAGCATGCAAGCGCCGGTCTATGACCCAGCGCATGTGGATGATGGCGGCAGCCTGGACATGACGCTGCCGGCCAAGGACACCCGCAAGGGCAAGACCCTGCAATTCAACGCAACCACCGGCAACCCAGAGGCCGGCCCTGCCATTGATGCGGTTGCAAACGCGCAGACCAAGGCTAATGAAGCGGCTGCAAGCGCCACCGCTGCCGCTTCCAGTGCCACATCTGCGTCTGGTAGCGCCACCACGGCGACGACAAAAGCCGCAGAAGCATCGACCAGTGCCGCCGCTGCCGCTGCATCTCAGACGGCTAGTGCGGCCAGCGAGACTGCTAGTGCCGCCAGTCAGGCGGCTAGTGCGGCCAGCCAGACGGCGGCGGCATCAAGTGCATCTTCTGCCTCGACATCTGCTGCGACATCGACCACAAAAGCTGCCGAAGCGGCGACTTCTGCCAGCAATGCCTCGACTTCTGAGACAAATAGTGCGGCTTCTGCGACAGCGGCGGCGTCATCAGCCACGGCTGCGGCTGCATCACAGACTGCGGCGGCAGCTAGTGCTGCATCTGCGGCATCTGCTTTCGATAACTTTGATGACACCTATCTCGGCAGCAAGACGAGCAATCCGACAGTCGATAATGACGGTGATGCCCTGGTAGCCGGTGCGCTGTACTTCAACAGCACCGCAAACGAGATGCGTGTTTACGACGGAGCCAACTGGATTGCCGCCACATCTGCTGGCAATGTCAGTTTGATCCTGTACGAGTACACAGCCACATCAGGTCAAACGACATTCAGCGGTTCAGACGACAACAGCGCAACTCTGTCCTATACGGCAGACAATCTGCAAGTCGTGATGAACGGCGTCATCCTTGACCCGTCTGACTTCACAGCCAGCAACGGCACATCGGTTGTGCTGGCTTCTGGCGCTGCTACCAATGATCTTGTGAACATCTATGCATTTAAGTCATTCACGACTGCTGACATGGTGAGCAAGACCAACGGCGGCACGTTTGCTGGTGCAGTGACTGTGCCGCAACTCAATGCCGACAACATACGCATCGACGGCAACACCATCAGCAGCATCGATACGAACGGCAACGTGAACATCGACCCTAACGGTACTGGCGTAACTGCGATTGCAGGCGGCTTCACCGCAACAGACGGCTGCACAATTACCACTGCCGACAATGACCCACAACTCACGCTTGTGTCCACAGATGCAGATGCTTCTCGTGGCCCTGAGTTGTTGCTCTATCGT